AATCCCAGTATTCAACTGCTATTTCATACAAAGCCTCATTTGTTCCTCGACTATTCCAGGCTAATCCTATAGATTTCAACAAAAATTTTTCAGGATACGGTTCTAAATCTATAAACGATTTCAAAACCAACTCTATTAAAGGAGTAAATGGTAAAACTTTTGCCATACCATTTTCCTCATCATTAGCTATAAAGTAAGTTTTTAAAAACTTAGGACCTTCTTTAACTACCGTTCCTTTTAACTTATCTATTTCCGTTATAAAACTTTCATATTCTTTCGCATCTCGCAACACCATATCACAATTTTTTTCTAAAAACAACTTGAAACCTCTGACATTAATTATACCTCGTAAACACTTGGGAGCACACCATATATGATCATCGCCATAAACAACAATCATTATAAAAAAGAACGTGAGAGATTCTTGGATAATAGGAGCAGCACTCGGATATCGTGTCATAACATCCATAATGTACATATAAAATACTAGTGCTGTAATCCAACTATCTCCGTGAGAAGTTTCATAACCTCCTGAATACATAACACCTCTCATAAAAGTCCAAAAAGTGCCAGCATGTAAAACAACCTTATTGGAAATATGGTACATCAATTTCTTAACTATCCTAAATATTAATCGTCTTTGAGACCTATTCATCTCATGAAAGTTAAGATATCGCATATAACTAGCTATATAAAGATATAGCTGATAATCTTTTATTTTCTTATCCAACTTAGTTATATCTCCGTCTGCCCAGAAAATATGAGGATTATTATAATGCAAACGCTCAGCAAAGCGAAATGCTCCACCATACCACCATTTTAAACCTATGCAAATTACTCGTCCCCTCTCAAAAGCCCTATCAAACAAACTTGAGAGAAAGACTAAATCCACACTCGGAATAAAAAATTCTCTTTTAGACAACTGAGCTACAAATAATTCCCATATATTTTTCTTATGTAAAACCTTTGGCTCTATTTTTACACTCGTTTTACATACTGGTTGATAATTAGCAGGTATACCTTTTATCCATCGTATAAACAGCGTATGGAATTCTCGTATCTTAGCTTCTAAATGAAATATCTTCATCCCTGCATTCTTTATAACTACTCTTGTACCATTCTGATCCACCGTCATTGCTCTACACTGGTAAATTCCCCCTGAAGTTCCTGTTTTTATATAAGAGAACAAATCTCGTGGACTATATCTAAACTTAACTTTCCCTACAAATTCATCCGCTCCTATATGTTTTTCTAACCATCGAACAGCAGGACTAATCAATTTCATATTATTCAAATATCCTTCTCCCCTTAAACACCCATTTGGTGAAAATTCTTTAAAAAGACCTATCATTGCTGCAGGTCCTAAATCATTTGACGTACAAATTACTTGCTTTAATCCCCATACTGTTTCGTACACTATATGTTCCCAATCTACTAACTCCAAGCTTATATTTTTCAGCGATTTTACTACTCCCTCTTCTTTTTTAATTAAACTTAAATCTATACCAATTGTCTTTAACATATATGATTGGCACAATTTTCGTACTACGGGACGTAAAAAAAGCGGTGGAATTCTCTGCACACTCCTCGGATCATTTCTATGGTCAGTAATTTTCTTAATTGGTGTTTGAGACGGTCCCGTATATAACTCTCTATAAAAATCTATAAAAGAGTCCCAATGAAAAACAGTCCATCTATGAACATCATTATTTACTAAAAAATAATTACCTACTAATAATCCAAAAGCCGCACAAATCAATTCCTCCTTTGAACCAAAATCTTTTTCACACAAATGTATTGGTTCAATTCCTAGAACTGTAGGACTATAAAAACACACGCCACACTGTGACATGTGTCTAACACAAAATTCTTGCTTTCTTTCCATTCGCCTACTATTCCTATAAAACAAGAAGTTTAAGATCGGTCTTCTAGGTACTTTTATTTTGAGTAAATAGGGATCCAGGTACGTAATGTTACCCTG